TACCGCTTGTTTAGCCTCTTCCTCTAAAGATTTCTTTTGTTCTTCTTTTGCTTTCTTTGTGTACTGAGAGCCTTGAGTTTTCTTATTTGTTACGCTGTCGTATGCCTTGTCTATCCTAGATTTTTTAAGATTAGGATTTGAAGTTCCTTCTTTAGTTTTTAATTTAAAGTTATCAACCGTCCAAGGCTCAACAATAGTTATTGCTCTATCAAAACCCGGTGGAACAAAGCCAAGAATATCATGCTCATCCGATACAAAGAAAGTCATCTTCCTATCTTTATCTATATAGATTAACGCATTGGTGCCACCTTCAACATATCCCGATTTCATCTCAGGACTAAATTGAACAAATACTCCACCATCATCGGACTTCTTAATACTATACTTCGGGCCTTCCACCTTTCTAAGCATGGCAAGCAACTCCTCCGTATCGTCAAAGCCTCTTCCGTTGGCGATCATAGCATCCTTGATTTGGTTGTATGCTGCGCTAGATATAACATCTCTGTCGTGCATTCCAGTGTGTGTTCCCGCTCTCATCTTCTTTACCGCTAAGATAGAACCTGTTTCATTAACTGTCTTTCCTTTCTTTAATTTTTTTATACCGGGGGTTAACCAAGTGTCTCCAATTAAATCAAACGCATCACTCATAACTTGATCAGATATATGTTGAGAATTAGGACGCTTTTCAATATCTAAAAATGCTTGCTTATCCCATGTGTCTTCTACAGTATGATAAACTTCAGCCATGTATTTTTCTGCTGCGGGAGAAGGATTTCCTCCCTGCCTAGCAATTAAACCATTGTAAACTATCTGTCCATGATCTTCTTTTCTTGCGTGTCTTAACGTGTTTAGTTGATCTTCAGATGCCTCACCAGTTTTTCTAATATCTGCTAAAGTATCATTTACTATTACATCATTCTTCCTTGTAACTTCTACCGTTTTAGCACTCAATCCCTTTTCAGCGTATCTTGTACTAGCCTCTGGGCTTGCAAATTGTTTAGCAGAACTGACCATCATCTGCTTACCTGCGTCCAACATACCCGGAATTGGATTTGATGAATAAAACTCATTTACATAGTTTGGTGTGTTAGCAAAACCTTTAGAAAATTCAGACCTGTATAGTTGTTTAGCACCTTGCCCTGCAACCCTAGCACTTACCCCTACAGCCGGTATAGCCTCTGCTGCTGCCAGAACAGCATCTGCACGTGACACATCTTCACCACGTGCATACTGAGCCAATGGATCAATTATTCCCTCAACAAGTGTAGCCCCTGCTGCGGGACCCCACTTGAGAGGGTTAATGTAATGAAAAGGATTAGTATAGTCAAAGTTTTGTTGAGCCTGTTTATTAATATTATCAGTTGCTCTAACTACGTCCCAAGTTAATCCTTGTTTCTGATTTCCATCACCTTTTATTGCAGCCTTCTTCCAGTAATCAGGAGCATCGGCTGCAGGACCTGCATACATCAAATCATCAGGGCTTAAAAAATCATTTATTGTTTTAGTCATTATCCTTCCTATTCAGTTTCGTAGGACTTGGTAGCAACCACCCTAAAATCATCGGCACTACGAATACTAAAATTAAAGCCCATCCACCTATTCCAACTATTTTATCTAACAATGTAAAGAAATTATCAGGTGCCTTGATAATAGTCTGAGTCTTCCCACTGTTGTTTTCCGCTTGAATTATCAGGTCTGCTGTCGCTGCTGCAGTCGCAGCCCCCATTGCAGGCGCAAGCACACCCCCCGAAACTAGGCCCCCTACAGTCGCTCCTACCGCAGAGGCACCCGCTACTGTCCCCGCTTCCTTGATCGTTTGACAACCTATTGAACTGGCACTGATGGCGCAGGCGAACCCCAGATTGCGGACATAATAGCCAATGCTCCGACGATTACGATTACTATCTTTATTCGACTGTCTAATGCGTTCCAAGTCTTTACTATATTTTTCCACATATAATTCTCCTATTTCTTTTTTTAAATACCTTCTTTTCCTACAATATTTTTCATCAGTTTGAATATGTGATCTACTTTATATTCAAGCACATCCAAGTGTTCTGTAATTTTTACTATCTGATCATGCTCTATTTCCAGATGATCTAATCTTGCGCTAACATTACTTGCCCACCAAATAGCGGTTGCTGATTGCGTTATTAAAAATAGTATTGCACCAATAAAATAAGTGGGTATATTCATTATATCTCCACTGGAAATTTAGGGTTAGGGTTTAAAGAAAACGATGTACCATTAGAGGAGCCACCAAAAACAATACAAGCCTGTTCTTTTTCTTTTGTTCGTTTGGTTACCACAACCGTACTTGTGGTGGATTCAGAGTTTGCAAATATAATTACGCTCATGTTAGGGGTAAGGTGAGACATTAGCATGGGTATCTCTTGATAATCTTTCTCTAAAATCTCCATCATCCTAACAAAAGAATCAACACACATGAAGTTCATTGGTGCCGCAAATTCATACATATCATCTGGAATATTTTCTTGAGCCTTAACAAATACAGGCGTCATAAGAATAGCAACCAGTACACAGTATGCAATGATAGAGATAATAAAAGCATTTACCGTTTTCATTTAAACCTCCAATTACCAAATACCATTACTTTTCCATCATTACGAACTGTTACGCCAGTATCTATAGTTTCTGTAATGGGTCTAACCATCATTAACTCATAATAGTTTTCTGTAGCGTAATTAAACGTAGCCATGAAAGGTAGATTAATTAAATTAGCAGCACTAATAGTAACCAGTGCTAATGCAAATACATATAACTCATCATCGTTTTTCTTTACAAAGTCTTCCCATCTTTCCCATTCGGACTTAGTTGTTTGTCCTTTGTCCCACTGCATTGTTTCGCAGGTTGCTGATCCTCTGCCATTTCCAGTTCCCACAACTCCCTTGTAAGAGCAAGCAATGTCTCCATACCTCTTTGCTTCTGCTGATTCTCCATTAAGGTTGTATTCTGAAACTACTACTGGTTTCCCCAATGATAATGCGTCTTGTATGGACTTGCGAAACTGCGCCTCAGATAATCCAAAACCAGTTTGCAAATAGATAACGTCTGCTTGAGCATAGTATTCAGGCTTAACTCCGGGGGTTAGGTGTACACCAATAGGTTTATTAACACCTTTGTTTCTAAGATTCTGTATTAGTACGTTTACTTCTTGTGCTGAGTAATACTCATCGCACTCAAGGCATACAACGTAATGACTGACAAGATCATCTACCGCATCTACTACTTGATTCTGATAGTCTATCTGATTCTGTAGCCCCTGCTTGTATGCTTGTGGACTGTCATCAGATATAAGCCACATTACAGGAGCCAGATTTTTATTACGCAACCTATTAAGACGATCACGCCAAGCAACTCTATTAACACTGCTTACCTCTTTAAACGAAGAGTCATAACTTCTAGCCATTACATCAGCGTGTGTATCACCGTTAGCGTTTAATTTCTCTATAACTACGTCACGCCAATGATTACTTGTCTCATCTGACAGCCAGTTTAGTGTACTGTACTTGTCTCTTTCTATTAAGAATGTAGACTTGTAGTCTGCATATAAATTAGAGTTTAGTCCAACTGCCCCCAATGTAAGCATAAATGCCAATACCGCCACCGGGATTCCAATTCGTACCATCCGCATATCTTATATCACCATCTCTAGGTTTACCTCTACCACTTGCGATTGTAGTATTAGCAGGGTCTATGTTAGTTTGTTCTAATCGCATTACATCTAAGTTAAAGATAATATCCGACAATCTGTTTAGTTCGCTAAACAAGTAATCAGATAAGTTCTCATTGTTTACTGGAGCAGGGTTAGGGGTCCATCTATTTACTGACTTAATGTTTTTAACTGGAGCATTAGCCATAACTTCTTAGACCCCTTACTCCACGTTGCTGAACCTCAAACGCTACACCATGAAGTTTCCAGTCCATGTCCGTAGTAGATTCTACTTTAATACCAAAGTATTTTCCGCTTATACGGCATGATACTTTTGACTGAGTGTTAGGATTAAACAATACTGGTCCTTCCCATGTTATACCTTGTTCTGTGCTTATTTGCCTGCCGACGTAGACATTAACAGTATTGTCTCCACTGACCTCAATCTGCGGATATACAGCAGACACAAACTTAACAGACTGTGGATCATCCAAATCAATTCCTGTACGTTCTATATACGATACCATGTTAGTACCGTCTTTCGTGTTACCAAAACTATCACGAAATATCTTAGTATTGGTTACGTCACAGAATACTAAATTCTTTTTAACATTGTCGTAGTTACGCTCACCCCAATGACCTGTACCTAAATCCCACTCTTCTGTACTGGCATCCCAAGTGGCACCTGCTGTTATATCTATAATGCCATCATGTATGTAAGACGTATCTGGTAAATCTCTGAATGAAAAAGTATTGTCTTTCCAATTCCATATAAGGGCTTTGTCTACTACATCACTGCCAGAACTAGGAAAACAAGCAAGCATTTCATTGCGAACATAGTCTGCTGCAACAAAACATTTTTGATAGTTATCGCCAGACAAATCCTCAAACATTGCTCTACGCACTTTGTTAGGCAATAAAGGTGTTACAGTCTGACCATTACATATGTAGCAATCACTGTTACCAATGAAGAAATGACCGCCATCAAACTCTTTAATAGATTCTTTAGATAGCGCACCAACAGTAGGGCTAAGAAGTTTAAATGAAAATATGTAGGGAGTTCCTACATAGTTCATAATATAAATAGAATCTTCTTTGTATATTAAGAATGAGTCACCTAGTGGTAGTCCGTCTACAATATCTCCGGGCGTATCAGATAGTTCGTACTCACCTGCATCTAGTGTAGCGTCAGTCTCATCCCATGTAGAAGGAGCCGAACCATAAGAGGCTTCAGTAGACCATTTAACTAATCGTGGTTCAGGGTTAGCCCTGTTCCAATTAAGTCCTACAAGAAATGTTCTAAATGACCTGATAGACTTGCAAGAGTAAGTAGAGTTAGGCCAGTTAGATAAAGCAATAAAAGGCGTTCCAGTGCTAGGTATTCCACTGCTTAAAGGCCACATCTGTGGCTCATCAAATCCATTGGTAGAAACTACAAGTCCATTGAGATTGGTAGCAGTCCACCTTCTGCTAGAAGTATTAGCACCGTATGCGCCAGAGGCTCTTGTTATATCTACCCATACAGTGCCAGTATAAACCGCTATAGCAGTAGCACCGTATGCTATCCAGTAATACAATCCTGCCGCTGTTAAATAAGGATGAATATAGTATGGAGCAAACGGACAAGTAGCCATAACTTCCTTATAACCTGCGACTTTCTTTACGCCGTTATCAAGGAATCTTACATTGTTTCCGTCAGACCATGCACCTTGTGGAAGATTATAAGGAGGTATATCCTTTATAATCCCTACAGAGCCTACGTTATCAAAAGGTATTAATGGCATTTATTCTGGTGGCGTGGGCCATGTAATGTTAAATGGATCAGGTTGAGTTGTAATATCTCTTAACTCTTGTCTGTAAACTTTCCACTCATCTCTTAGGCTTTCTACCATAGGAACATCAGGTAGAACAGTCCAATCAGAATCTTCTAGTTTATACTTTTGTTCGACCCTTACGCTTGACCACTGAGTATCTGGAACGTAACCTAAAAACCTGTTATAAGCAGGTTTGTCAGGCGGGTTGTTATAGATAACG